AAAGGTAGGAACTGGTTCTATGACTTGTTCAAACTTGGTCAGGTTGAAGACGACAATGACTGGAAGTCTTGGCACTTCACCACTAAAGACAACCCCTTGATTGACCCAAGCGAGATCGATGCCGCCAAGAAAACCATGAGTTCCTTTGCCTTCAAGCAGGAATACATGGCTTCTTTTGACAATGCTGGTAGCGACATCTTCAAAGAAGAGTGGATCAAGTATGGTGAAGAGCCTGAATATGGGTCTTACTACATTGCTTGCGACTTGGCTGGCTTTGAAGAAGTGGCTAAACAAGCCGCCAATTCCAAGAAAAGACTAGACCAAACAGCCATTTCTATCGTTAAAGTGACTGATGATGGTAAATGGTTTGTAAAGAAGATTGATTATGGTCGTTGGGACATCAGGGAAACTGCGGTCAGGATTCTGATGGCTATTCGGGACTATAGACCTTTGGCTGTTGGAATTGAAAAAGGTGCGTTAAAGAATGCAGTTTTGCCGTATTTGAGTGACTTAATGCGTAAAAACAATGTATATTCGCACATAGTGGACTTGACACATGGTAACAGGAAGAAGGCAGACAGGATTATCTGGAGTCTTCAGGGTCGATTTGAACATGGACGCATCATCCTGAATAGCGAAGAGGATTGGGATGAGTTCTTGGATCAGTTGATGATGTTTCCTGCCAAAGGTGTCCACGATGACCTTCCAGATTCGTTGTCATACATTGACCAACTTGCTGTGACATCCTATTTTGAAGGCGAAGAAGACGAAGACTGGACACCGATTGACATAATCTCAGGAGTCTAAGAATCTTTACAAATAAAGTCTTATGGTATATGCTTGACACCGAATAGAATTGGGTTTATACCAAAAAGGGATACTCCATGCAGGACATGAACGAATCTGAAGGCATTGAGCAAGAGTCAGAAGTTGATAAAGAACTTGTGTCTTTTGTTGTAGAGCATTGCAATCGTTGGCGTGATTATCGTGATGCCAACTACATGGATGACTGGAATGAGTATGAGCGCATCTTCCGTGGTATTTGGGCCGCTGAAGACAAGAGCCGTGAGTCAGAGCGTAGCCGAATCGTAACTCCTGCTACCCAACAAGCTGTTGAGACTCGCCATGCCGAAATCATGGAAGCCATCTTTGGTCAAGGCGACTTCTTTGATATCACTGACGACATTCGTGATATCAATGGTCAATCTATTGATGTTGGCGTTATCAAAGCGCAACTCATGGAAGACTTCAAAAAGGACAAGATTCGCAAGTCAATTGACCAGATTGAGTTGATGGCTGAAATATATGGCTCAGGAATCGGTGAAGTCATCGTAAAAAAGGAAAAAGAGTTCATCCCAGCAACTCAGCCCATTCCTGGTCAGATTGGTCAAGCCGCAATTGGTGTTCTAGAGCGTGACCGTGTAGCCGTCAAGATTAACCCAATCAATCCCAAAAACTTCCTTTTCGACCCTAATGGCACTTCTATTGAGGAGTGCATGGGCGTTGCAATCGAAAAGTATGTCTCCATTCACAAGATTGTTCAGGGTATGGAGGCTGGAATCTATCGTAAGTCCAAGATTGGCACTGATGCCTTGGATGATGCGCTAGAACCGACTCAAGAAGACTCTCATTTCCAAGACGACAAGGTGAAAATGCTCACCTATTATGGTCTTGTGCCTCGTGAATATCTGAAAAAGATGGACGAGAAAGATGGTGTCGTTGAGTTGTTTGGTGAAGGCGACCCAAATGAAGACTATCAAGACATGGTTGAAGCCATTGTCGTGATTGCAAATGATAACGTCATGTTAAAAGCTGAAGAAAATCCTTACATGATGAAGGATCGTCCTGTTCTTTTGTACCAGGATGACACAGTTCCTAACCGCTTGCTGGGTCGTGGCACTGTTGAGAAAGCCTACAACATGCAAAAGGCTATCGATGCACAGACTCGTAGCCATTTGGACTCTCTGGCATTGACGACTAGCCCGATGATGGCTATGGATGCCACTCGTTTGCCTCGTGGTGCTAAATTTGAAGTCCGTCCTGGTAAAGCATTGCTTACTAACGGCAATCCTGCTGAGATTTTGTATCCGTTTAAGTTCGGAAACACTGATGGAAACAATCTCCAGACTGCCAAAGAGTTTGAGCGTTTGCTTTTGCAAGCCACTGGCACTCTAGATTCCAATGGAATGATCAGCCAAGTCAGTCGTGATGCCAACAGTGGTGGCATTTCGATGGCAGTGGCATCGATCATCAAGAAGTACAAGCGTACTTTGACCAACTTCCAAGAAGATTTCCTGATTCCGTTTGTGAAAAAAGCGGCTTTCAGGTATATGCAGTTCGACCCGAACCGCTATCCGTCAGTTGACATGAACTTTGTGCCGACTGCAACGCTTGGAATCATTGCTCGTGAGTACGAACAACAGCAATTCATCGCTTTGTTGCAGACTCTTGGCCCGAACACCCCTGTTTTGCCCTTGATCCTTAAAGGAATCCTGCAAAATAGCAGTCTGACCAATCGTTTTGAGTTGATTGCGGCTTTGGAGCAGATGTCTCAGCCTGATCCTGCTCAACAACAGATTGCTTTGCAGAAAATGCAACTGGAATTGCAGATGGCACAAGCTCAAGTGGCTCAAGTTGCTACTCAGGCAGAGCAAAATCGTGCAGAGGCACAGAAATTGCTGGTTGAAGCCCAACTTAAGCCTCAAGAAGTTCAGGCAAAGGTCAGTCAAGCACTAACTCAGAATCTGCCAAATCAAGATGACATGGCATCTAAGGAATTTGACCGCCGTGTGAAGGTTGCTGAGTTGATGCTCAAGGAAGCTGACATCAAAAACAAGAGTAAGATTGTTGAGATGCAAATGGCAGAAAAGAGCAACAAAATTGCTGGCATGGAACAAGACTTTCTTGATCAGTTGACCAAGCAACTTGGTGGCGCAATGACTGAGGCTAAATAATGGACGTTGAAAGCCTAGCAAAGCAGTTAATTCTGCAAAACATGACCGCAGAACAGCAGATGGCTGTTCTTGATGGCATTAAAGCCTCTGTTGCTCAGGCCAAAGAAGTTCAAAAACGCAAGATTGGCGAGAATGTTGATCTTGTTGTCCAGGCTCTTAAGAAGATTGAGTCTGATATCCGTGACCGTTATGACCTAGTTGGCAATCAACTTGAAAAGCGTATTTCGTCCATCAAAGATGGTCGTGATGGCATGGATGGTCGTGATGGTCGTGATGGAAAAGACGGCAAGAATGGCAAAGATGGTTTGCGTGGCCCTGCTGGTCGTGATGGCAAAGATGGAAAAAATGGCGTTGATGGCATAGATGGCGTTTCTGTCATTTCTGCCAACATTGACTTTGATGGTTCATTGATCATCAAGTTGTCTAATGGCAAAGAGATCAATGTCGGTGAAGTTGTGCCAATGGATTTGGCAGAGCGTATCAAAATCATCGGCAATGGTGGTGGCACATCTCAATTAGTTCTTGATACTCTTGATAGCCTTCAAAACCAGATTGATACGTTGATTCCTAGTCAGACTGGTAACTCAGGTAAATTCTTGACTACCAATGGAACTACGACATCATGGGCATCGATTGCTGGTGGTGGACTGTCTTATCAAGGTACATGGAATGCGTCAACAAATTCTCCAAGTCTGTCATCTGGTACTGGTACTAACGGTTATTACTATATCGTCAGTGTTTCTGGTTCTACTAGTCTTGACGGCATCAGTGATTGGGTGGTTGGAGACTGGCTTCTATTCAATGGTACGGTTTGGCAGAAGATTGACCAATCGAACCTAGTTACTAGCGTCAATGGTCAGACTGGTGCAGTCTCGTTAACAACGAGCAACATCAGTGAAGGGACAAACCTTTACTATACGGATGCAAGAGCTAGGTCTGCAATCAGTGCTGGTACTGGTATTTCTTACAACTCATCTACTGGTGTTGTTACCAACTCTGCTCCAGATCAAACAGTTGCTTTGACTGGTGCTGGAACGGTATCAATTTCTGGAACTTATCCAAACTTCACGATCACTGGTGCTGATCAGTATGTTGGCACTGTCACATCTGTTGCTGTGACTGTTCCTACTGGTCTTTCTGTGTCTGGAAGCCCAATAACTTCTAGTGGAACGATTGCAATTTCACTTGCATCTGGTTATTCCATTCCAACGACTTCTTCTCAGACAAACTGGGATACTGCCTATACAGATAGGATGAAGTGGGATGGTGGATCGACTGGTTTGAATGCGGCAACTGGTAGAACAAGCCTTGGGCTTGGCACAATTGCTACTCAGAACGCAAATAATGTATCAATCACTGGTGGTTCTATCACTGGAATCACTGATTTGGCGATTGCTGATGGTGGAACTGGTGCTTCTACTGCAACTGCGGCATTCAACAATCTTGCACCTTCTCAAACTGGAAATAGTGGTAAGTTTCTGACAACTGATGGCACAAATGCGTCATGGGGAACTGCTGTTGCTATCACTTTCCCGTTTTATAAGTCAAGTGGTACGTTAGATACGATTGCTTTGGTGAGTAATTCATATCTGCCGTTCTACAATTATTCTGGAACTGCAAAGAACATTGCATTGACGACATAAGGAACAAAAATGGGCGCACGAATTGTCAAATCAATCTACACTGGAAGTGATGTCACTTCTTTAGGTGAGACTACAGCAACTGACACGATTGATGGAGTTCTTGCTCCTACCATTACCACTCTAACTGATGGTTCAACTATCACCCCTGCATTTACTGACAGTTGCAATTTCACTGTAACTTTGGGTGGTAATCGCTCATTGGCAAATCCAACTGGCTTGGTTGCTGGTCAGAGTGGAAGCATCTTTATTGTTCAGGATGGTACGGGTTCTCGTACGCTTTCTTGGGGCAGTTATTGGGACTTTGCTGGTGGCACTGCTCCTACGTTGACTACCACTGCAAATGCTGTTGATCGTGTTGACTATATTGTGCGATCATCGACCAGTATTCATGCAGTGTTTACAGGAAACTATAGCTAATGAGTGCATTCCATGATAATGCCTTGATGGGAGCTTCTGGTTCTCAGGGCTACACAATCAGCCGTTCTGTGCGGTTGCGTTCTAGTGCGTCTGCTTATTTCAATAGGACACCTGCTACTGCTGGAACAAGTAATAAAACATTTACCTATAGCGCATGGGTAAAACGAGGCTCTTTGGGGTCTATTCAAAACTTAATTAGTTCCCCAAGTTCGGGAAACAGCGACAGCTTGAGATTTAGCGCGGCAGATGCTCTTGAATATAACTGGCAAGACACTGTAGTTGGGCAAGTCACTACGACTCAAGTATTTCGCGACCCTGCCGCTTGGTATCACATCATGTTTGCGATGGACACCACGCAAGCAACGGCATCCAACAGGTTTAAGTTGTATGTCAATGGAGTTCAAGTAACCGCTTTTTCAACGGCAAGTTACCCCGCCCAAAACACAGTGGTCAATAACACTGCGGCTGTCGCAACTAAGTTGGGGCAATACGCCAACGCATCTTCACAGAACTTTGATGGTTACCTCACCGAAATCAACTTCGTTGACGGTCAAGCCCTAACACCATCCTCATTTGGTCAAACCAACTCCATCACTGGTGTGTGGCAACCGATCAAATACTCTGGCACATACGGCACGAACGGCTTTTATCTGAACTTCTCAGATAACTCTGCCGCCACTGCCGCCGCAATCGGCAAGGACTATTCTGGCAACGGCAACAACTGGACTCCGAACAACATCTCTGTGACCAGTGGTGTGACCTACGACTCGATGATTGATTCGCCAACAGTGAGTGCGGCGAGTTCTAACTATGCGGTTTTGAATCCTTTGGATGCTCAAGGAACTGCAACTCTAAGTGATGCGAATTTAACTATTGCCTCAGCAACAACTGCACACAAAAATAGAAAGGCAACTTTGTTAATTCCTAGTTCTGGTAAATGGTATTGGGAACTCACGACTGCATCTACTTGTAGTTCATCGGTAATTCTTGGATGGGGTTTGCAAACAACATCTGCCGCAACTGATTCACAGGCTGGTAATGCAAATACTTGGATGGCTCAAAATGATGCAAACCAAGATATTTTTAATCAAACAACAAGTGTTTTAAGCACAGGAAGTGCTGTTTCTGGTGGAAGCATTAGACAAGTTGCTTATGATGCTGATACAGGCAAATTGTGGTTTGGCATCAATAATACTTGGTATAGCTCAACTGATTTGACATCAGGTAATCCAAGTGCAGGAACAAATCAATGCATGACTTTATCCGCTGGAGATTATTTTCCAACGATTACTTGTTACAACTTGACCGCTAACGCCAACTTTGGTCAACGCCCATTCAGCTACACACCGCCCACAGGCTTTGTTGCGCTGAACACGCAGAACCTGCCAGCACCGACCATCAGCAATGGTGCGTTGTACATGGCGGCTACAACGTACACGGGTAATGGTGCAACAGGCCAATCAGTCGTCAATAGTGGCAACAATACTGCGGCAATTTCTTTTAAGCCTGATTTTGTTTGGGTAAAAGTCAGAAGCACAGCAGGAACAGACCATTATTTGGCAGATTCTGTCAGAGGGGCGACCAAGTATCTTCAGTCAGATACAACGGCGGCTGAAGGAACAAACAACGGTATCACCGCATTCAATTCAAACGGATTTAGCGTTGGAGCTGTTGGCGACACAAACACCAATGGAGCAACTATCGTCGGCTGGCAATGGCAAGCTGGCAAAGGCGCAACCTCATCCAACACCAGTGGCTCAATCACCAGCACGGTGAGCGTCAATGCAACTGCTGGGTTCAGTGTGGTGACCTACACTGGCACAGGAGCAAACGCAACTGTGGGGCATGGGTTGGGTGTTGCTCCAAGCATGATCATCATCAAGTGCCGTGACTCTGCCACCGACCCGTCCTGGATTGTTGGACACACTGGCATTGTCATGGGAACTGGTCGCCTGATCCTGAACGGCACTGATGCCAACTCAAATGCTGGCGCATCGTCGCTGTGGAACTCCACGGCGGCGAACTCCAGCGTGTTCTCGCTCGGCACTTATTCGTCCGTCAACCAGAACACACTCAGGTTCGTGGCCTACCTATTCGCTGAAGTCGCAGGCTTCAGTCGCTTCGGTAGTTACACGGGCAATGGAAGCAGTGATGGGCCTTTTGTGTACTTGGGATTTAGACCCAGATGGATTTTGTTGAAACGCACCGATAGTTCATTTGGTGGAGATTGGGAAATATGGGACACATCAAGAAGTACCTATAACGCTGTTAACGCTGAGTTATATGCAAACTCATCTTCTTCTGAATCTTCTGCGACAAATCCTGATATTCTTTCAAACGGTTTCAAAATTCGTAGTTCTGCCGCAAATTACAACGCCAGCGGTGGCACTTATGTGTACGCCTGCTTCGCTGAAAATCCTTACAAACTCGCTCTCGCAAGGTGACCACCATGTTCATGCTCAATAACAAGCCATTGCCCATCGATACCCCATTTGAGGTTGATGGCGTTCAATACCCTGCCAACTGGCTCAGACTCACTTCAACTGCTG